GCCGGAAATTGGTCATCAAGCCCGCCCAGCCAGCGAATCAATTCCGCCAACATATCTGGTGCGTCAATGATCCGCTAAGTCCGACAGGCTGCTAGGAGTGCAATCTGCAAGTCGGGGGCCATCACTCCCCTATTGATGATATCCTGAATTTTTACCGGCACATTCACCCCGATTGTTTCGTCCCAAGCCTCGATCACGGCAGCGAGCTGTAGGACGTGAGGATCTTGCACCTTGAACCTCAGCGTGGTCTCGCATGGGTCGCCGCGGCCAAGCCATATCAGCGGTGCGCGCACGCGTGCCGACCACTCCTCAAAGCCTCCGAGCGGGCTGCGCTCCACCTGCGTGCCGGCGCTGTGCCAGGCGCGCAAGATCGTCAACGCTGCCGCTACCAGCCGGCCACGCTGTTCCTTGGCGACATCCTTGGCGTCCCAATCGAACTTGCGGCGTTCGGGATGCTCGACACGGGCATCGAGGCTGCACACCAGCACCCGGCGGGTAAGGTCGCCAGTGACCTGCAGGTTGTTGCCCGTCGCCATGACGGTTGCCGCGGTCGAGGCGACCACATTCTTGCTCTGACCCAACACGCGGATCGAGGCGGTGTCTTGCGTCAGCATTTGGCACAGGAATGCGCTCTGCAGCGGGTGCTCGCAGTTGTCGATGCAGATGATCGAGGCGCCCTGCAGCAGCTCCGAATTGAGCCTCTTCTCAAGCTCGTCCTCCGTGCTCGGCTGCCCTTTGACGGCGGCGGGCCTTCCGGTCGCAAGCACCGACACAATATCGGCGAGCTTCGACTTGCCGGTGCCGGCAACGGTCGCCGAGAAGCCATGCAGCGGCGCGGTCGGCATGTTGGGCCGATCGAGCGCCGTCAGGATGGCCGCCAGCGCCACCGCCTTGTCCGCCGGTGTGACGAACGGGAAGCCGGCCAGCAGGTCGTCGAACATCCGCATCGCGGCAATTGCATCATCCCGCGTCGGAGAGGTCGGGACCCGGTCGAACTCGCATTCCGGCTTGTACAGAAGGCCCGTCACCGGATCGTACCCGGGCACGTCGTGCACACTGCCGTCTCGCCGCAGGTGGGGTGCGCCGATAATGCCGGCCAGCACCGGCAGCCTCCAGTCGCCGACACGCCCCTGGTAAGTCTCGACCACGTGCCCCGGCGCATCGATGCCGACCCACTCCTTTTTGCGCCCGCTGAACTTGAGCCACTGTGCGGCGCGCGTGAATGTCTCGGCGAGGTGGGGCTTCGGCACCTCCAGGATGCGCCACGCTTCCGTGTCCCGATCGTGAAACGTCTTCGCCGGCGTCAGCACCGGCCGCACGATCATGCCGCCGCGCTGGTAGATTTCCCGGCCGAGACCCAGTAGCGCCAACTCCGCCTCGTCGACGACGCGCGGCAGCTCACCCGGCACGACATAGATGCTCGGCCAGGGCGTGGTGGCGTCGGCACTGTGGCCCCCGGCGCTCGCGCGCCGCTGGTCGCGCCACTTGCCATAACTACGTAGCACTTCCTCGTGGAGCCGGTCGGCATACTTGGCGCCGATGCCATTAGGATGCCGGGCCAGCTCGTCCGTGATGCCGTCGGCACTCAGCCCTCTACCGGCCAGGTGCCACACCACGGACTGGAACGCTTCGCTGCGCTGGCCGTCTGGCACGCCGTTGCGGATGATGCCGTCATAATCGCGCCCTGCGGTTTGCTGCTTGGCCGCATTGAAGTCGAAGCCGCCGTCGGCGGCGCGCTCTCTGGCTTCTCGTCTATCAAGCCGCTGTTCGAGCCGGTCGATCAGGTCGTCGATCGGAGCAAGGCCGTCACAGGTTCCAAGCTGGTTGCCCGAGACGGTGATGTAGCGCGCAGCGTTGCGATACAGTTCAATGGCGGCGCCACCGCCTAGATCAAACCGGCGCTGGCGGCGCGGCCCCGTCGCGGTGCCGAGGATGCGCGTGCCGGTGCCCGATACGGTGATTTCGCTATAAGCCCGCACCCCCTCGTGCAGCTCCCTGGCCCAATCCTCAATTCCCCCCGTGCTGGGGTCACGGCACTTGTCGAGGTCGATGGCCCCAACGTCGGAGCCGAGCAATGCGAACCCGATGCCGTCGGCATCGCCATCCGTCACAGCCTGCACGGCGTCGACATACAGGCCCCACGTTCCAGGGTCGTCGCTCTTTGCGAGCTGCCCGGGATAGAGCGCCTGAAATGGCGGTTTGGTCCACTTCGGACTGCCGTTGGCGTCGAGGTCGAGTGCGCCGGACTTCTTGCGCCGAGGTTCCCATCGCCACGCCACCCATCGCGGTTCGGCCGTGAGCCGTTCGAGCGCCGCCGGCAGATTGGCGAGGTCGCCATTGAAGGTTTGGGGTTTCGGCAAATCACCCATAGCGGCGAACCCTCCGGTAAATGCTCAGCAACCACGCTTGTTGTTTCTCGGTCGGCGCGCGAAATGCCGTCCAACCGACCATGTCGTCGACGAAGCCCTGCTCGCGCTCGGAGAGTTGTTCGCTGTGCGCTTGGCACTCGCACGGCATGCCGTACCAATCGTCCTCACGCGGCGGCGGAGGTGGTGGAGGCCGTGGCGGCTCCTTCGGCTGCGGTCGGCACAGCGCATCGGCGAGTGCGTGAATGTCGGAGCCCTCTGCCGCCAGCGTGCGCTTGATCGCCGACGCTGCGGCGAGCACCTCGCCGTCCTTGTCGGATGACAGCAGGCGAACGAGCTTTGCGAGCTTGTCACTGGCCGCAGGCGTCACCCCAGCACCTCTCGGTGTGGCTGCACTTGACGCAGCACGGATTGGAGGGCGTCTTCGCGAGCCGCGGCAGCAGCTCGCCGGCGCGCGTGGCGTTGATGATCGTGGTGGCGCGATCGATCCACGTGCGTGCCGCCACAGCATCAAACGGCAGCAGCAGGTGAAGCCGCTCGCACGTATTGCAGTTGGTGGCCGTGAAGATTGCGGAGTGCTCGGCCAGACCGAGGTAGTGCTGATACATCAGCACCTGCGCCGCATAGTGTGGATAGGCCCTGCCGAGCCCGTCGCGATCGAGGGCGCGCCAGCCCTTGTCGCCGAGCGCCTTGTGCTCCCAGATGCACGGATACTCGACGCCCGGCAGCTCCGGCCCGCGCGTGACGATGCCGTCGCAGTGACCACGGAATGCGCCGCTGAATGTGGAGAAGCCGAGTTTCTCGGACGGCGCGAACTCGAAGCCGGCGCGGATCAGGTGTCCGCGAACCATCGCTTCGAACAAGTGGCCGCGTTCAAAAATGTCCCGTAACTGCCCTTCGTGCACCGGGTCGCACATCCAGTCGTACTGGACCTGGCGCATGCAGGGGCTGCCGATCGACGAGGCGCCGAGATACTGCCGCGTGTTGACCTCAGGCGGCCGCGCCCGATCGATCGCCGCATTGATGGCGATGCTGATCGGCGTCGCGGCCAAGTTATCTCGGTTGAAATCGAGCACGGGCGGCACCTCAAAACGGCACAACGTCGTTCATTGGCGCCTGCGGCCAAGTGATGTCGCCGCCCCGGTCGCGTGCGGCGATGGCTTTGGACATCAGGCCGTAGGCCTCGCACAGGAACAGCAGCATCGTGTCCTTGGGCCACTCGAACACCGTCGCATTCCAGTCGATGCCCTCCACGTTTGCGAGGGCCGGCAGGATCGTCTCGATGGCACCCGCATCCCACGGCGGCGGCACCGTGCCGGTATCGCGGATGTTCATCTCGATCGCCGCGTTGCCCTCGTCGACGGCCTGTGCGGAGCGTGTGGCGATCCACGAGCAGATGCCGGCACACAGCAGCCAGCCCAGCTGCTCATCGGTGAGGTGGCCAACGGGAATGACGGGGGGCACCACGCCGTCGCCGATCATCTTGCGTGCCGATGCGATGGCGGCGGCCGTTGCCTCTCGCTGCCAGAGGTCCTGCACGGGCTTTGGCCGCAGCTTCATCGCGCCCATGCCGGCCTCACGATCTCGCCGGCCGGAGCAAGCGCTGCCGCCGGTTGGTGCGGCTTGGCGCCGTTCGTTTGCTGCTCGACACGCCGCCACTGTTTGTGGCCCGGCATAATCACCTCGATCAGGATGTTCTTGGGTCCGTACTGACTGTGTGCCGGCTGCACACCAATGCGGCCCATGAAGCGGATGCCGTCGAAGTCACCCCAGCTCGCAACCTGGCGCGCCGCCTTGGCGCTGTCCGACACGTCGTCCGGCTTGATGCCGCGCGCGGACTCCAAGATGGCGCGCAGCGTGCGGCGCGAAATGTCGACCGCTTGCTTTTGTCCGTCAGTCTCACCGGACACGGTAAGACGCGACCAGAATTTGCGCTTGGCATGCTCGCCGTCGACCACGATGAATTCGCAATCGAGGCCTTCGGACGTGCCGTCCTTGGCCGTCTTCAACCATTTGCCTTCACCCGTGTCGCCGGGCTTGATGGTGAGCTGCAGGGTCGCGACAGTATCAGGCGGAATGACATCACGGCTGCGCTGAGTTTCTGCGGTATTGAAATCAAACATTTTGCTTTGCTCCTTTGTTGGTGAGTTTTCGATCAGTTCGCCGAGGTGGGGTTTTTCAATTTGTTCGAGCCGGCCGCTGCGATCCTTCGCTGGCCAGCCCCATTGGTTGGGATTTGTGCACACGAACACGCGCGCTGGCGCGCCGTCGCCGAAGTCGACCCAGTTCATGCAAATGATTTGATCAACGATGCCCGGCAGCTCGCGGCCGGTTTTGCTGCCTTCGAGCTGCACCTGCCATTCGGTCTTGTTGAACTCGTCGACAATCTTTTCGAGGATTGCGACGAAGATGACGGACTTGCCGCGCGCGTGCTGCAATTGATGGAGCCACGCAATCATCTCGCGGCCGTGCAGGCCGTAGGCGCCGCGGACATCCTTTCTGCCGGTGCGATCCGAAAATGCCTCCGGCTGCTGCTCTGACCAACGGAACGACAGCCGGCTAACTGCGGTGATGCTGTCGACGAATATCACGTCGTATTTGGCGAGGTTTTCTAACTCGCCGCCAATCGCTGCATAGTGCTCCTGCGAATAGCACGCGGTTTCTGGAAAACTCGGGTCCGGGCCACCGATCCGGCACGCGAGGTCGCGCGCGGCGGTCCAGTCGTTAATCCTGATCGTGTCGACCGGCACATCCTGCACGCTCAGGTCGCCGGCCTCGATGTCGACGAACAGCGTGCGTGAGGCGTCGAGTGTGCGCAGCAGGCTCGTCTTGCCGACGCCGGTCGGCCCGACGATAAGGGCCTTCACGCCGCGCGGCTCTGATGCCCGTTGCTCGGCGCTGATGATGTTCATCGCGCGCCCCCGCGGTCGCGAGGCGTACGCATGATTTCGCCGAGGCGGTTGGTGAGATTGTCTCGCTCGAATGTGCTAAGCGCGTCGGAATAGGCCTTACCCAAGGCGGCCATGCTTCCCGCAAATCGTTTGTCTTCGGCCTCAACATCGCGGGCGATGGCATCCAGCTCGCAGGCCAGCTCCATAAAACCTTCGGCCATCTTGCGAAGGGTCTGCGGGGCGGTGCTCGGCCTCGTGTCGACCCACCCGGCGTTCGCGTTGTAGATCGATAGTGTGAGCGCCTCGGCCTTTTCCCAGAGCGCGTGCAACCGATTGTCTAGGGCGATCTCGAATGAGAGGTGGCTTGCATTTGAATTTTTGGGTGATATTTCCATGCCATTCACCTTGGTTTCCGAGGCTTGCAGGTCTCGGTGGTGGAGGATTGAGAGTGGTGGAGGCGGTCGGGACCGGGTCGGTGACCTCCAAAGTCGACCCCGGCAAGCCGCCGCCTCCGTGACGACACGGGACGGGACCTTCGGGTCCCGTTTCTGCGTCTAGGTGGCTGGGGTGGAGTCCGGCTCGCGGAGCATCAAAGCGTGTGCGACGCGCATGCCTTTTCGGCGTTTGGAGAGGCGCACGATTTTGTCGGGGTGCTCGCGTTCGAGCGTGTCCCCCGAAAGACCTGCAAGCCTTGAGGCTTCCGGCATCTCAGCGATGCGGAGCAGCTCAAGCGGCGGAAGCAGTTTGAGAAGACGGTCGACAACTTGGTCGGCGGGCGTAGCCATAAGGGCTCCTGCGGTTATTGCTCCGCAAGAATGCCACTGGCAAAACTTAAGTCGGCCAATCTGGCTCCACTTGGCCAATCTGGCCAATCTGGCCACGGGGAGATTTACTTCTTGCGCCCAACCTCGCGCATCACAACGGACTTTGAAGGTACCGGATACCGTGAGGAGCGGCCGGCTTTGGCCTCATCCTTCTTGTATTCGCCAAATTCCTTTTCGAAACGCTCGTACAAATCCACGCTCGAGACGTGTTCCTCTGTCGGATATTCCTCGGGCCATATCCTTTTCAGTACAGCACGAGCGCGGATTGTCTGCGTGCCACCCCCCTGGTCCCTCCGTCTCCTACTTGCACGCGGCCGCGATTGCACATCAGCGGTCGACGTCTCCGCCATACTCGTCACAGGTGCCGACTCGCCATCCGGCGGCGTCGCGGCTACCGGCGTCAATCCCGCGATGAAGTGATCGAGGCTCGGTTCCCGGACGAATATTGGAAAGGTCCCGTTGGGCAGGAAAATATGTCCTTGCTCGAAATAGGTATTCACATCCCCAAGCCATTCGCGCGTGCCCATCGGTACGGGCTCGATATTATTGAGATACACCGCTTGAAGCTGCCCCGCTTCGCAGGCTTTGGCCATCAGCGTGCGAACGTCACGGAAGCGCTCTGTTGCCAGCCAAGCTTTGCCGAACTTGGCAACTCGCCTGGCGGTCTTACGACCTTCGAATGGCCCCTGGGACGGCGGACACCACCATTCGCCGAACAGGGTCGCACCGACTTTGTCGACAGCCCGCAACAGGAATACGTGATTGATCCGATCAGCGGGCCAACCATCCCTATAGGTCCAGAAACTCATGGAATTCGCCGCTTGCGCCGCTGAGGGGAGCGACGCAGGGCAAGCATCACCGCGGCGAACAGCGATGCGACGGCTGGCCAGCCGGCCCCGCGTCAGGGACTAGTCTGACTGCAAATTTAGCCGAACGCCAACACGTTATCGGCTGGTACGCGGCCATCAACCAGCGCCAGCACGTGGTCGGCCCAGCGCGCCAGCGCGAGCCGCACTGCCTTTTCGTAACCACTCCGGTTGTAGATGCCGGCAACGCCGCGCCGATGACCGCTGTAATGGTTTAAGACCGCTTCGATCACATGCGGCTCGATGCCGATGTCGGCCATTCCGGTCGCGACCGACCGGCGAATGTCGTGCACCCGCCAAGGCTTCACGGCAACGCCAAGGCGGCGATCGAGCTCGCGCTTGCTATGGTCCCATGGGGTAAACCCGGCACGAGCGCGTGTTCCGAACACGTGATCCCGGTCCGTCCGCGGCACCGATTTGACGATCGCCAGTACAGCAGGCAGCAGCGGAATCGTATGGGCGCGGTGGTTCTTCGATCGCTCAGCCGGCAATGTCCACACGCCGGCATCGAGGTCCACTTCGCTCCAGCGCATGCCACCAACCTCCTGTCGCCGGCTGCCGAGCAGCGTCAGAAGCCGAATAATCTTACCAAAATCGTCGTCGCCGCAGGCACGCCAAATGGCCGCCAGCTCGGCATTGCCAAGCACGCGATCACGCGGCGTAGGAT